TACTGTTTGCATATAGCATATTTAACAGTATTTATTGAATAGCATGAACGAAGTTTTTGAAACATTAGGAAAGAAATTTCCTTTCTTATCACTCATACGCAAAGGTGATCTAGAGTATGTGGGCATAATATCCAACCAAGATACACAGGTAACCAGCTTCTACGATTACGGTAGAATCATGATGCCGGAAGATAAAATGAAATATCTTAAACTGGGAGAAACTTGGTGGTGGGAATCTAATCGTAAGATACCGATCAACATCTTCCTAAAAGGTGATTGGAGTTATTTTAGAACTACTCTAATATCTTTAGCAACCAAAGACATTGAAATTGTACACGGTCCTTGTGTGCGTCTCAGTGATATTGCGAAGAAAAGAATCAAGCGAAGAACAATACAATTAGTGAGACGACCTATCTAATATAGGTTAAAAAAAAAGAACGCTGTTTAGCATTCCATTTTATTTCAACTTTTTTCTTAATCCAAATGCCTTGCCATTCAGGCAAAGACCATTTTAAGAATTCAGCAGTCATCCAATCTTTTTCGGTCTTTACTCTCACAGCACGTTTGTTATCTTTAACATAATCACACCACTTGGCTAATTCAACTCCAGCGTTGTAATCGGAGGACAGGTCTACTGTTTTGTATTTGAGATTTTTAGTGAGTTTCTTTTTTATCTGATTGTACACTAAAGGTATATTTACCTTTTTTAATAAGATTCATCTGTACCACAATCGCTTGAGCATAAGCCACTGCGTGTGATTTTTTAAAAAAATAACTGCCGTCTTTGGGTCTAACCCAAACTTCTTTCAATATGTCTCGCCAATATTTGTGCATAAGATTTCTTTTGGCTGGACGAATAATTGCAAGTACTGCCGCCAACTGTTCAATATTTTTTGGCTCTAATTTTGCTACAATATCATAATGACCGTTTAGATGAAACAGTTGATCCACAATAGTTTTGTCTTTTAACATATTCCAATCAGGCTCTTCAATCATCAGTCTCACTAGCTCTTCTTCAGACTCAACTGCTTTGTAAATGTTAACGTTTAGACAGTCTATTTTAAAATAGCCTCTATCTTCGGCTTTTTTGTAATCTAAACTAGAATAGCCAGAGACAGGATCAGTGGGTATATTGTGGAAGTAAACTCCTGTCTTGTGTTTTTCAATTGTGTCGTCTTTAATAATAGATGCAGGTGTGTGCTTGAATAGTTTCAATGCTTGATCTCTATCATAAAAATCTATATCTACATCAGGCATTAGTGCAGTTTACTCCTATTATACTTTTTAAAATCTTTTTCAGCACCTGGTTTTAGAAGATCTAAAACTTTTAACATTTTTTTGTAACCTTCGGTTTGCTGTGTGTCTCTGTTCATTTCTGGCAGGATTACTTTACCTAATGATCCATCTGCTTTGATAACAATAACACTGTCACCAACTTCTATGTCCAGGTGATCGTCTATCGCAATATCTACTTTACTCAATGTGTGCCTCCTTCGCTGTTTCTTGTACAAATAGATAATCAGCCGGATAGTTTTTAAACTTGTTACGCCAAAATTCTGGATCAATATATGTTTGTACCATTTGTAATTGTTCGTCTGTAAATGATTGTAACATTTTTTTGCCTGCATCACAACCCAGTATCAACCATGGGCTGATGTGTCCTGATTGAATATGTTGCACAGCACGACTGGTATTAACCAAACGAAAATAGTCTGCCCACTGCACATTCTGTTCAGTAGCCCAGTCCATCATGGTTGCAATGGATCTTCTCAGTGCGGCTTCTACAGATTCTGTCTTGAGTGTATCTTTAAGATACTGCTCATAGAGATCATCTCTGCTCCAATGATCCAATTTAACTCTAGATAGTATCACATAGTCTATGTATTTTTCTGGATACAGTGGATTGGTATGCATCATGTATCGACCAAATTTTACGAAAGCATTGTAATAGGATGAATTACAAAACTCCTCATAGGTTTTAGGCTTGCCGTTGCGTTGATGTATTTCATAGAATCTACGAAACACAATATATCCGTTCTGCACCCACTTCTCAGATTTTTGGAGGTGTCTTCTCTTAGGTTCACACATATGCACCTGCAGAGTTCTCTCTCGCTGAAAACTCTTATCGCAATAGGTACAAGTAAAATTATTCTGTGATTCCATGTGCCTCTAATAGTTCTTCTAGTTCTCGATCTGTAATAAGTTGATCCAGCGTTTCAAGATCTGATTCTTTGGCCTGTGGAAATATCTGTTGCAACAATTTTAAAGATTTGTTTGGAATCCTTTTCATTGGTTTGATCCATGGATGGAACTGTTGTTTAAGTCCTCCACACATCGCAGTCAGTATCCAACACAGTTTTTTGTGTTTGCTCGACAGAGCAAATAGATGTTTGTTTACACACTCATTGATCATCTCTACATAATGTTCTTGATAGAATCTATCACCACTCACACTGGATGCATATCGCATGATCATATAGGGTGAGTACAATGATCGTTCATGATCATCGATACGATCATAGTAATCTTTGTTTCTGAAGTCTACGGCTTTGAGTCCGTTCCTTAGTTCAAAAAACTTTCTTTTTGGTTCTGTGCTCATAGGTTAATCTAAACATTGTAGCATCTTTTGGTGATGCAAATCTAATGGTAATTTTATTTTCATGGTATCTAAGAGATTTTACTTTTACCTTAGTATCTTTAATTTGATCAATTAAATCTGGTAGCCACTCTTTATCCATCCACACAGCCATTTTTTCTTTAGGAGCATTGTGTATCATTAACACAGGTGCGTCTAAAGTAACGCAAGATGATTTTAATTTTTTCTTAGAAACACTGACCATAATCTAACTGTTCGCACTGTCTTGAAATATCTTTAACAAAATATGCACAAGGTGGATTCTTTTCATCAGTTAAAGGCACGGCCAATAGTTGTCCTGATTTAATTTTTGGAAAATACCATTTAACTTCAGTATAGATATCCACAATATCAATAGGTGCAAATTCTGGCATACCACCTGTGAGTGGATTGAAAAGGAAAGCATCAAATCCTCTGTCATTTAAACTGGTTATAGGCATTACATGAAGTTCTCCTTGTTCCGCTTCGCCTATCACCATTTTCCAATCCAGTGGCATCGCTATCTTATATTTGCCAATTTGTAATACAGCCGCTGGTGAATTAAACGATTCTAAGAATATTAGAGGAATGTAGAAGTAGTCTGGATTGTTAGGATCAGAGTTATCCAGCACAGCAAATCTTAATTTCTCATCCACATACTCTGGAATTTTTTCCAGTTTGTATGTTTCGTTATCAAGTGTAAGAATTTTCATAATTTATCTTTTCTATATTATACGGGTAATTGGCCTCTTTGTAAAACTTTTTTCTTTGCCCTAGATGCCTTTTTGCAAACTTGCACGAGCTGGTAATGTCCCATATCTCCACGTGATCTTTATCCTCGGCTTTACGAATGCCTCTGCCTATGGATTGAATCACTCGGACAAAAGACTTGCCAGGTTCTATGAGAACAAGATTAAAAATCCTAGGAATATTAATGCCAACACTGGCAACTCCATATGTGGCAATAATAATTTTATTTGTTGCTGTAGATACTTCATCATACTGTTCCTTTCTGTCTGGGTTTTTGGTTGAACCTGATATAAAAACTGAACCAGGCAGTTTCTTTTCAAGTATTTCACCAGCAGAAATTCTATCCACAAGTATCAGTGTGTTGCCTGAACTTGCTATAGTGTTTATCGTCTGAGCAATATAACTCATACGTTTGTCATCTGTGGTTAACCATTTTAATTCTTCTTGATAGTTGGAAAACTCTTTGGTTTCTAGTGTTTGTAGCACATTTACATTACAGTTGGCTAATACTCCTTTGTCTTGCAGTGTGCTGGCCGCGATTCTGTTTACAACTTCTCCAATGGAACATCGAATACCCATAAACTCATAATCTGCTTTAGGCACTGTGCCTGTGAGTCCCCAACGTATGCCACAGTGAGCCAATGGCCCAGTCAACATTCTTTTTAGCACATCTGCCTTCGCCATATGCACTTCATCAATGATTACAGTATTGATGCCTTTGATTGCTTCTAGAAAATCTGCGGTATGCTCATCCTTACTTTTCTTTTCTAAAACGTTTAATGATTGCCAAGTGGCAATAGTGTTGTATCTGCCTAGTTCTTTTCTGTCTCCATAATATACACCTGTGTCTAGATTACAAGTCAGAAAGTCTTCTTCAGTTTGTGTAACCAATGATTTGTTTGGCACAATAGTTAATGTTCTTCCATATGGTTCAACTAATTGACACAGTGCCGCTGTGATAATGGTCTTGCCTGCACCAGTTGCAATCTCTTGAATACATTGTGGATTCTCAATAAATTTGTTTATGGTCTCTACTTGATAATCTCTCAACTCAATAGGTTGTCCATGAGCTGGATGATTATTTGGCCAAGTGATATGTGATAGATAATCTTTGTCTATTCTTTTAAATTCAAAATTGTGTTGCTGTCTCTGATCTTCATATTCTACGTAGACTCCGCCTTCTTCCAATATGGGTAATATTTGTTCCAC